GGGATGCGCAGCCGATGTTCACAAAGGCGTTGTCGTCGATGATCCACTGAGTTATGTCGGGGTCTATTTTATAAATGATTGCTTTGTCTGCTGTGAAGACGACAAGACGGTTTTGTTCAAAGACGCCAAGGCCAGTAATCTGGTCTGCGGTTCCGAGCAGGTTGGCTATATCAAAAAATCCAGCTCGCAAGACGCTTGTCGCGCTGTCTTCTTCGTCGTCTGGAAATACTTCGTCGTTATCTACACGGCTAAAATGAACCTGGGTTTCTCTCCCAAGCATGCCAGCAACAGCAAGACGTCTTTGTATTGATACGACATATGACGGTCTTAGGTCGTCTAATGCTTTGGATTGATTTCTTGAAAAGATCGTCCCGTCATATCTGTATATTGCGAGGCCGCGAGAGCAGAAGTGAACGTTTTGGTTGAATACCGTCGTTGATACTTTCGCTCCTGTTGGGTACACCCCATTCAGCTCGTGATCGTCTTCGGATTTGAAATTGACTCCTGCGCCGTCTGTCTCTACCCATACCGCTTTGCCTCGTGTAAAGAACCGGACATGATCGACGCGCCTGTTTCCATCTCGGTGAGAAGAAGTTGGATCGCGAACAATTTGACCACGCCAGTCACATGTTGCGTTATCTAGTTGAATAACTGCTTGCTCATCCCCTGTGTCCATAGACGTGATGTCACGGCTCGTATCAAGACCTTGAAAGTTTTGATACGTTACAACTCGCGTTTCGATGCCAGGATTTGAGCGTGTACCAGCCATTAGTAAGTGACGGAGCCATTCTTAGCAGAAGTTACGCCGCCGTTGACGTTTCTCTTGTTTGTGCCGTTATCGACAACACGCATCTGTATTCTTGTGTTGCCATTGTATTTTCGCCAAAGCTGCTGGTTTAGGGCGCGTTGATAAAGCGGCATATAAATTTGTAGTTTGTCGCTGCCCTGCTGCAATGAGTAGTGATACAGAAGCCCAGCAATTATAATCTGATCGTCAATCGCTCGCGCTTCATCGACCGAGGTGTAGTAGTCGATGTCTGTCCCGTCGTGATAGGGGTGCATGCGAACATCGTCTATAATCATGTTCGCAAATTCGATGAACATGAGAAGAACGTCCCCATCAACAGTGCCAGGAGAGAACTCACCGAACCGCCTAAGAGCCTGCATGGACAGACTCTGAAGCGGTGAGTTGGTGTTTCTTATATGCGGGTTTGTATCAGAGACTTCACTCATCGCGTTTCTTTACAACTCTCGACATTTTTACAAAGTGGTTTTGCATAAACCGCTCAAGATCGTCGAACTTGACTTCCCACTCTAATCGGTTTGTTCCGAAGTTTCGGATAGAGGCGTAGCCAGCAACAGAAAACATTGTTGGTTCCGGCTCACGGCTTTCGAACCAGACAGTTTCAGGGTCTTTTTTTGCGGTGGTCTTTTTCTTGGCGGTCTTAGGTTTTACCTTCTCTTCACCTTCTTCGTTAATTTCGTCTGCCATTGATGTCTCCAAATAAAAAGGGGGTGAAAATCACCCCCTTAATATCCCCTGCAATGAGGTTGTGGTCGTCCTATTAAGTGGTTGACCAGTTTTTGATGTAGGCGTGTACCTTGTCCTGAAGCAGTTCCAGACCACATTCGGTCAGATATTCGTGCTTCTGGCTGTCAGCGTCGTTCGCCTGCCGATTTTCGAGAAGCTGCGTATCGCGGCCATCGAGGTATCGGTAGTTGAGGTACGGGAAGTCAACGATCACCATCGCTGTCTTCATGCCAGGGATTTGACGGAACTGCGGATGCAGGTGAACCATAAGGTCTCCGGCAAATGTGTTGTACCGAGTGACGTTGACACCGTAGGTGCCTTCAACAGCCGTCGGTTGCCAGCGAGATTTACCAAGCTGCTGAAGCAGATTGGCAACGGTTTCACCGACAAACGCAATCTTTTGCTTCGATCCATATTTGAATATGGTCGAAATCAAAAGGCTGTCGAACCCAGATTCAGTCATCTCGCCAGCCGTGGCCCCGCCATAAGAGGCGTAGTCAGTGGTGACGTCTACGACGTTGGTGAGCTGGGTTGTGAAGCCGCCCGTGTAACGGGTTGGCGCGTTGGTTGAGCCATTAGCTTCGTGCTTGTTCCCAAAGAACATTGCCCGTTCGATGTCGGACATATGAAGTTTGAGAGCCTTCGTCATGGACTCATCCATTTTGTCGCCAGTCCGTAAATAGGTCGACTGCAACGTGTTGCTGACCTGGAACGCAGTACGGAAAATCTGGCAGTAGTTTGACGCCACGGTTGCATCGAACGAGATCGCCGTCGGAGACGTCGCGCCTTCAGCCGCCGCAAAGCCAGCCACAAACAATTCGGCATTGTCTGCGATTTGGTGAGTGGTGCCGCCGATGTTACGAGTGACAACCAACGAGGTGCCTGTGGTGTCAGCCGTAACGTGCATAACTTCACCAGTTTCTGAGTTGACAACAATCGCGCCAGCGATGGCGTATTTGTTGTCGTCTGACGCGTCGATGGTGATCGTAGTGGTAGAAGCACTGGCGATAGCGCCGTTGACAGTCAGTTTACGGTCGGGAAGTTCATCCCGAAAGTTTTTGAACTCAGGATCGTCTGTAGCTTCAGAGGAACCCATAGCGAGCAACGCGTTCAGCGGTGCGTTACCATTAGGCTCAAGAAGGGTGAAGAGTTCCCTGTAGTTCTTGGGACGGAAATCGGTCGAAAACTCGCCCGTTCCCCGCATACCTTGAATACCAGCCATTTTCTTTCTCCTTTATGGCAGTGCGGTTGAAACAGAGTTCGTGCGAGCTTGCGGAATTACCTTCGCTTACTCTTATAAACCTGGGGCCGTAGCGCCAGTTGAGTGTATTATGCGTTGCACTTTTTAAAGTTTCGTCCCTGTCAAACAAAAAAATAGCCCCCGAAGGGGCTATGGAGGTGGGGAGAGGTGTTTATCCTAAACCGCGAGATGACATGACAGAGCTTGCAAAACGGTCAAAAGTATTATCGGACGGGGCAGGGTCAGTGCCTGCTGCCGATGGCGTAGAACCGCCAAGAGAGCCAGTGTACGCTTTTCGTCTTTGGGCCATGGAGCGAAGAGTTTCCATTTCGCCAGAGTTGCGAAGATTTGAAAAATCTTTAACGACCGCCATGGTTAAGCCCATGTCTGCAAAGTCTTCCATTGTGTATCCGCGCTCGGCTGCAAACATCATAAAGTCTTGAGCTGCGTCGTCTGGAAGGTTCGCTGCGCGTTGTGCATTATCGAGATTGTTTGCGATTTGTTTTTGTATCGCGTTGATGTTGTTGCTTCTTGCCTCAGACAAAGATGCACGAGCAGCGTCTGCAACTCCGCTTGTGTTGGCTATCATTTGACGAAGCATGTTTTCAATGCTCGTCATTCGATCTCCCATTTGATTAGATGAGTTCTGTGAAGCGAGAAGTAAATCTTTGTAGCCAGGAGGAAGTGCAACTGCGTTGTCTTCTTCGTACTTTGAAAGCGCAGAATCAAGATCATTCACGGGCGGCTGAGATGGCTTTTGTTGTTGTTGCCCATCCGTGTTGCCCATTGTTGGGTTGCTTTCCTGCGCCCTCATAACCGCAACCATTTGCTCGGCAAGTTGTTGAGGATTGAGGCCAGGGTTTGCTTTCATTATCCCTTCAATAACATCGTTGACAGGTTTCATCTGCGCGTTTTTGTAATTGAGGTCACGATAACGATTGAACGTGGATTTAATTTGTTCGGGGGTTAAATTGCGAGACTTACCTTCCCCGAAGTCGATTTCATAAACAACAGCTTCGGCGACCATTTTATCGCCTTCGGTCTCGGGACTCCCTGCTTCAGCAGCCTGTCCTTCAGTGGTTTCCTTTTTAGGTTCAGGCGCGGCTTCTTGCGGCGTCTGTGGTGGTACACCCATAGCATTAGAGGCAATAGCGTCTATAAGCTGGGCAGACATTTCTTCGTTAGCCATAATTTTTCTCCTCTTCCGGCCTTGGCGGGGATGATGTTGAACGTGTTTTTTTCGTTTTATTTCGTCTTGTCATTCTCAGACGACAGGGCTAGTTCGTTCTCCAGACGAAGCCTAACCCTATCAGGGAGGTCGAGAAGGGCTTTTGCTGCCCAGATCGAGCCGCGCCGAAAGTTGATTTCATCGAGCGGCATGTTTGGTGTCTCTGCTATAGCCATGGCAGATTGAACAATTTCCTCTTCCATGACTTGTTTAATGTATAACCAGCCTCGACTTTTTTGCATGGAGTCGATAGCTGTAATCGCAGCGCGAGGTTTCACTTGCGTTTCGGCTGCTTCTTACCTTTGCGCACGGTAGCCTTTGAGGGCATACATGCGCCATGACCTTTCGGTCCCGACATGGTGCGGAACGGCACATTGACTGTGTATTCCTTGAAATTCATTTTGGTCCTCCAAATTTTGCATAGATGCCAACAGCAAGCGCCATCAGTA